TACTTCTCTACAAAACCTACATCCTCATATAGAGTAATACATACAGTCTTATCATCATTCCATTCGTGTCCTGAGACCTTCTCATCTCCACTTGTAGTATAGTCACCTACACGTAGATCACCAGGTCCAGGACAATCTTTCTCTGGTGCATCAGTAGGTATAGTAGGTGGACTTGGTGTATCAGGAGTTTCTGGTGGAGGTGGTGGTTCACTATCCATACCATCAGGTTCTGGTTCTTCGGGAACTACGGTATTCCAGCTAAGTCCCTGTGATTGATAGTCAACTGGTTGATAAGAAGGCATACCAGAATCGCATAAGGTAGTGTTACCTTTAGGATCATCATCCACCAACATTTTATTTTTGGATCTCTGCTTTACATTCTCTTTGTGAACGGTAACACAACCAGGCATTTCTACAATTGGTTTACCTATATTAACTACAACAGGAACTTCAGGCGGAATTGCTTCGGAAGTTTCTCTAATCCATACACGATTCTCAGGAACATATATATTTCTTACATTTGCCATTTTTACGTTAATAAAACGAACCCCTCCAATACCTACATTGGGTATAGAGGGGTTTGTAGTATTAATATAAGGAATCATGATACTTTACCACCTGTGCAATTCCAAGGAGAATTAGGATCTATTTTCTCCATCCAATTAAATCCCGATCCTTCTGGGTAGATATATTTTCCATTCTCATCAAAGTTTGGACCTACCTTCTTTGCAGGATATGTTGGATAAGGTCTCAACCCTGCTCTCATCTCTTGTCCTTTTCTTCTTCTTAACTGATTACCAGTCTCATGACCTTCAGGCATGGTAGGCCAAGAAGATCCTAAGAGTTCCTTGACCATCTCCTTGGTGTAACCATTAGGATGAGACATTACTTATCTTTCCAACCACCTGCTTTTA